CAAGATGCTCCAGAAGCGTAAGGAGGATCCGAAAGTTGAAGACTCGAAAGGCAATTTCAATTACAGCGAAAAAGTCCTTGAGCCGCATGACTTCATGGCTTTCACAACCTTCAATCCACGCGCTTTCGAGAGTATCTGGCGCAAGTGGCAGCCTAAGGGGAACCTTGTGTTCTCCGAGCTTCCGGCGGAGGCCCAAAACGCACTTCTGGATGCCCTGTCAAAGCAGGTCCAGTTCGAGTTGGGCGACCATTATGTCAATGGTGAATATGGCGAGGGCGATGACAAGCTCTTTGACGGTATCCTTACCCAGGCAGCCAAGGACAGTGACTGTGTCATCGTCACAAGTGACGCGACCAAGATGACAGACCGTCTGAAGGCTGTCCGCAAGGCCATCCCGGTGTCCATCCGCAATAACCCATCCCTCAGAATCCTTATGAGCGTGAACGACTTCGACACGTATGACGATGAACTTACTGCGCGTGAGGGAAAGAATACGGATGAGACAAAGGTCAACCGCAAGGCATACAAGGACATCAAGATCGAGACCCTGGCTGCATGGCCTGACGGCCTTATCGTGGCGACACTCTGCTCTCCTGACGCGATGACGACCAACCTTTATGCGGCGGTCAACCTTCAGGACGATGAATCAGTCATCCAGATCGACAAGGTCTCCAACATGTCTGAGCTCTACTTCTTCAAGATGCTCATGAAGGCTGACACCAACATCGCCTTCGGCGAGGAGTTCGTTGTCCTTGACAGCAGAGAAACGCCTGTGTTCAAGAAGACCGAGACCCAGAATACCGCGGCGGGCGGTAAGGATACAGGAGACGGGACAGTGTAATGCCCTGCCGTGGCAAGCGATAGATTTGACTGGACTTTGATATGGATTTCGAGATACTGAAGGATTTGCTCATGTTTTTGCTCCCTGGTGGCGCGATCGGGTCTGTCGTGACCTGGTTCGCCACCAGAAAGGAGCGGAAAGTTGATGTCCTGTCCAAGCTTCAGGAATCCATTGACCTCCTGACGAAGAAATACACGGAGGCTCTGGATGAAAATGTTCAGCTTAAGGCGGACAACGCCAAGTTGCTTGCGAACCAAAAGACACTCGAATTGAAGATTGACCACCTTACGGAAAAGGTGAGCCAGTTGACTCAACAATTAAACAGACAAGAGAATGAAAAATCACATCAGGGGGCTTACAGCCCTCCTCGTGGTCAGCGCGCTTCTGCCCGTGGCGTGCGGCACGCAAAAAAAGGCGGCAACGTACAGACAGGAGGACTCCAGTCTTCAGGAGGTTCTTCAGGTCCAAACGGAACAGGTCGCGAAGGCAGTAACGGACAGCGTTCAGTACAGGTTCCAGAGCCTGCAGCAGGAGATGACGGAATTGAGGGCGACATTCATCGAGCAGATTCCGATGAGTCAGGTGCAGGAGACGATACCGATGCAGAGCCTCCTTGACCTTCCAGAAGGCGCAAAGTATGGGACGGCCTACGGTCGTGCTTCGGTTGAAGCCTTGCGCCAAGGTGACAACATTGTGTTGACCGGAAGATGCGACAGCGTCGCCCGACAATGTACAAAGTATGAGAGACAGACATTTAGGCAGAAAAGCACCATTGATTCACTGAAAGCTGTCATTGACAAGCTACATTCAAGGCTCTCTCAAATGGCGCTCGAATCGGAATCAAACGTCAACAGGTCGGTACTTGAAACACAACCGAAAGCCCCTCAGAGGAGAAGCGGCAAGTGGTTCCTCGCGGGAGTTGTTATAGGCACTGCCGGAGGAGTGGCCGCCCAATGGCTGTGGAAGCGTTTCAGCCTCGGGGCCATCATAAAAGGTTTATTCACAAAAATATTATAGCGATGGAAAAAGGATATGTACATGGAAGCAAGATGATCGTGTTCCTCGGAACCAAGCCCCTTGGGCATTGCACATCCTGCGAGATTCAGGACCAGGCGGAGACGAAGTCCCGTTCTTTGAAAGTCCTGCCGGATTACAACGATACTGAACAGACAGACGAGGACCTTAAGGCGGGAGCCGGTGAGGATACCTCGACGGACGGACTCTGGGATGAGAAGTCCGTGTCCAAACGTTCGGTGTCAATCTCTACCGACTGCCTCGTCTGCAAGGATGAGAAGGGAGCCACCTATGACGAGCTTCTTGAAGCGATGGACAGCGGCGAGCCTGTCAAGCTGAAATATGCCTATGCCGGAGAGGAAGCCAAGAAATACCGTGTCGGCTTGTTTGTCATCACCTCACTCCAGAGGAATGATCCTGCCGATGACGACTCGACTTATTCCGCGTCTTTCGAGAACACAGGAAGAGTCAGGACAAAGACTGTCACTAACGTATAGTCATCATAAATTCTGCCATCCGGGGATATTCCCCCGGACGGCTTTTAATCCAATCAAACATAAGTCATAATGAGCAAACCAAAGAATACGAGCAACGGGAATCTCGAAATCGAGGTGAACGGGAAGAGATATCCATATCGTGAGACAATGGGAGCCATGCTCTCGTTCAAGGAGGAGACCGGCCTTGACGCGCCTGTGGACACCGAGGATTCCGTCAAGTATATGTATCACGTGGTGAAGTCCAATTGCCGCAGGAACGGTGAGGAGTTCAAACTTTCATTCCAGGAATTCGCGGACGCACTTGACGGTGAGGAGTTCATCCGCGTCACCGCAGCCCTTGCCGAAAGGGCAAATGAAAATAAGGATGGAGACGCTGAAAAAAACGCATAAAGCCCACTCCAATAGAAATTGTCCTCGGAGTCGCGGTCGGGAGGATGGGCCTATCCGTAAAGGAGTTCTCCGGACTGACTCCAACCGAGTTTAGTGCCATTTATAAAGAATGGCAGTCGAAGCAGGAGGATAATGAGCGTGGGAGATGGGAGCGCTGCCGTTGGATTTGTTACTATGCCTTGAAGCCTTATGCCAAGAAGGGCCTGAAGCCTGAAGATGTCCTGAAATTCGGTTGGGATGGAACCATGAAGTCAGAAATGGCAAAGACAAAGATGACAAAGGAGGAGCTGGAAGCGGACAAAAGGGAATTCGAGAAATTGATAGAGCTTTGGAAAGATGAATAAAAAGGTCACATACGAGATTGATTTCACTGGTCGTGATTCCGCATCCGGGGTCGCGTCGAAGATCGTCTCCGCAGTGGCCTCCGGGCAGAAGGCGGCTTCGGCGGCTATCCAAAGGGTTAATTCGGAATTGCAGGCCCAGGCGAACATCGCCTCATCGATGGCGTCCAGAAACAAGGCTGTCCTTGATTCCGTCGCGAATGGTGCTGGCGGTGTCGCGGCAGGCATAAGGGCCGTGGCTAATGACGCCGCGGCATCTATTGAAAGGCTGTCCTCGCAATCATCCAACCTGTCTGAACTTCGTGCCGAATATGACCGTCTGAAACAGGCCAAGACAGAGGCGTACCTGTCCGGAGATGACAGAAAGGCATTCGACATCGATGGTCAGCTCCGGCAGATTGGCTTCCAGATCAACAAGATCAAGTCGGTAAATGCCGAGATTGAGGCTCAGAAGAAAGCTGCCGAGTCTTTGTCTTCAACCTATACCCAGACATACAACCAAATAAAGCAGTCGCTTGCGGAGGGGGCAGAGGATGTCTCTGACTATATCCAGCTGATAGAGAGCCAGAAGAAGGTGGTCGCTGATCTCACCTCGAAATATCAGCAGCTGAAAGCGGCCAAGGCTCCCACGTCCCAGACATCCGCATTGCTCAATGAACTCAACCAGGAAAAGGGGGCGCTTGCCGGCATGCGTGATGCGGTTGCCGGTTACAAGCAGTCCAATACTGGCATAAGAACCCAGATTATGGCCATCCGTGAGGAGATGGCCAGGCTTCGCCTTGAAGGAAAGCAGAATACAGCCGAATACGAGGAACGCCGTCAGGAGATGGAGCGTCTCGGAACGGCGTACAGGGAACTCCGCACCGAACAGACCGCTCTCTCAACAGGTGCCACGCAGATAGGTGGTGTCATCAATGGCGTGCAAGGATTGATGGGAGCATATTCAGCAGGTTCCGGCATCGTGTCAATGTTCGTCAAGGACAACGAGAGACTGATGGCGGTTCAGACGAAGATGCAGTCTGTGATGGCGGTGATGATGGGCGTGCAGCAGATGTCCAACACCCTGCATGCCACAAGCTCATTCAGAATTGTGACCTGCAGAAAGGTGACTGAATTGTGGACGGCGGCACAGAACCGCCTGACGGTAGCTTTCCGCCTCTCTGCCACCGCCTCGAAGGCGCTGCTTGCGTCAATGACGCTTGGCGCGTCTCTGATAGTAACAGGGGTGATAACGGCGATCAGCAAGCTGGTGTCCAAGTACCAGGAGAAATCCGAAGCCCAGAAGCAGGCCAAGAAAGAAGAAGAGGATGCGCAGAAGTCCATCCAATCATCCGTGGCTGGTAGCATAGCATCACAGCTTGTGTCCTACCGAAAATTGCAGAAGGCGTGGAAGGAACTCTCCGGCGACATCGCCAGGCGTCAGAAATTCGTGAAGGACAACGCCAATGAATTCAGAAACCTTGGCGTAAGGATCAATTCGGTAAAGGATGCCGAGAATGTTCTGGTCAATAATGAATCGACATTTGTGGAGTCCCTTAAACGAAGAGCCATGGCAGCCGCCGCAATGGAACTCGCGTCGAAGAAGTACCAGTCGGCAATAGAGAAGATGCTTCAGGCGGAGAATGCGAAAAAGGTCACGGATGACGACCGGAAGAGCGCCCGTAATTATGCGGAGGGTGTGTACCAAGGCAAAATGGCATCAGCGAACGGTGTCCTCGGTCGCGGTCAGGTAAGCGGGCAGAGAAAGCAGATAGTCGGGGATGCCTATAAAAGCAATGTGGCCACCTATGGCGAGGCCAGGGCTAAAGTATACAGTGACGCGGCCAAAAAGGAGATGTCCGAGGGGGACCGTTATTTCTCCATCGTGAACAAATACAACGACGAGGCGGACAAACTTCTGAAAGGACGTGGAATATCACCGGCCACATCTGGTGTCACGACAGGCAAGGCTGGCAGCATAGATGTCATCGAGAAAAAGATACAGGCTCTTACGGCTCTGATGAAGGCTGCCGGCGCATCTGAACGGGCCGAACTTCAGAAGGACATAAACGCATGGCAGAAGAAACTCGATGCTGTTAATCTTGAGATGGAGGCGTTGAGTGTGCCTTCAGACCCGAAGACAATCCAGGAACTGGACACAGCCATAACATACTATGGCAAACTGCTGAAAATTGCCGGTGATGAGGAGCGTGCGGAGATACAGAAGACGATCAACGGATATTCCAAGAAGAGAAAGGCTATTGAAGATAGTCTGAAAGCAATCTCTGCCCCGACATCTCCAAAGACATTCGAGGAGTATTCAACGGTCATATCAGTGCTTGAAGACCAGTTGAACAGAGCCTCTCAATCAGAACAGGCAGGGATTCAGGCCACGATAAACGCGTACGAGCGTGAGAAGGACGAACTGAAAGCCCGTGTGGCGCTTGCCTCCACTCCTGCCGTGATGAACAGTCTTGCGGACTATGAACAGGCGATATCCGCCTGCGAGTCTGTCCTGCAGTATGCGAATGATGAGGAAAGGGCGAACATCCAGAGGACGATAAATGATTACAGGCGCAAGAAAGATGCTATCGAATCCTCCCTTGAAGCCCTTGATGTTCCTGCCGACCCTAAGAACCTGGAGGATATCGACAAGGTTCTTTCTGCCCTTCAGACAAGACTTCAGAAAGCCGGGGAAGCGGAACGCGGTGAGATTCAAAGGCAGATAGTTCAATGGAAAGCCAAGAAGGATGCCATAGAGGAATCAGTCCAGCTTGTAGGAATGGAAGACCTTTCAAAAATGGTTCGGAACGGGCTTGGCGTAGGCGGTGACCTTGAAATCAGCCTCCGTGCCAGAATAACCGGTGTCGAGGTGGCCAAATCGAAAATCGAGGAACTCCAGAAGATGGCTGCTGTGGCCCAGACAAAGGAAGAACGGGCATCGATAAAGAAGGCAATCAACCAATGGTCTCAGTATGCAACAAGTCTTGACGCGACACAGGCGCAGGGGGAAAAGACCACGGGCATGCTTGAGAATATGTCATCGATAGCGAACAGCCTGTCTGGGGTAGTCGGCGAGAATGCCGCAGGTTGGCTCTCATGGGGATCGAATGTCCTCTCAGCCGTGGCCGCCGCACTTCCGGCGATTGCGTCTGTCATCGGTGGAAATATAGCGCAGGCATTTGCAGGAGCGGCGGCCCAGTCGCAGAGTGTGCCGTTCCCATACAACCTCATATCGTTGGCGGCCAGTATGGCAGCGGTCGGGGCGGCTGTGGCCTCTATCCCGAAATATGCTGACGGCGGCCTTGCCTATGGACCTACCATAGGTATGTTCGGTGAGTATTCCGGGGCGAGTCATAACCCGGAGGTGGTCGCCCCTCTTGACCGACTCAAATCCATTATCGGGTTTGAAGACGGCGGCAAGAAAAAAGTGGAGTTCAAAATCAAAGGCCGGAATCTGGTCGGCATAGAAAGAAGAGAGAACAACAGGAGAAGAAGATCATAGCATGGGAATGATGGTAAGATATACGGGAGCCTTCTATTCAAGGAAGGGCGTTGTCTGGAGGTGCAGAATCCTCCAGGAGTCCGACGTGGCATTTCCCGTCAGGAACCTGAAATTCCCGGATGACGAACCCCTGATGATAGAGTACAATGAGACGGCCAAGGAGAATGTCATATGCGGGAGCACCGCGACATTGACCATCGTTTCACCCGGAGATAGGACTTACCTTGACCTCTATTCGATAAAGGTAGGGCAGATCCGTCTCGATGTCTATAGAAACAACGTTTTGTTCTGGAGCGGATGCCTTGACCCTGAATTCTATGAGGAACCGTATGACAGCACATCCGACTATGAGGTCAGCCTTACTTTCTCTGATTTCGGTATCCTTGACAGGATGCCTTATGACGGTTCCGGGCGCAAGACATTGAAAGAACTGCTTGATATCGCGCTTGACAAGTCGAGGCTGAATTATACCTCAATCGATGAATCCCTGATCTCCACGCAGTTTGCGGATGGGACGCAGCTTGCATTGTCCTCTTTGATGATTGCGTCGGAGAACTTCTATGACGAGGACGGGGAGGCGTCATCGTTCAAGGACGTCATCGAGGGGATATTCCAACCTCTTGGATTGCGTATGATACAACGCGCCGGGAAAGTGTATGTGTATGACATCAATGGCCTATATACGAGTAAGAACCCATCTTCGGAGATAGACTGGCAGGGTGAGGACTCATCGCTTGGCACCGATTCGGTGTACAACAACATAAAAATAACGTTCTCCCCATATTCGACTGCGGATGTAATTGATGGGGAACTTGACTATGAAGATGTATTCGGTCCAGAATGGACAAATCTCACATCAGACAGCTCAGGGGTCAAATACAACAATGGAATTGTCCCTACAGGGATGTCCGTCCCGACCTGTTATTCATATTACATCGACTATGACAAAAGCCACAGGCACGGTTACGACTGGGACTATGCCCTGATAGATTACACCCTTTTCCAATCTTGGAATAGGGATAAATGCAAGGGTGTGGCTGAAATCGGAAGCGACAACTCGTTCTTCAAGATTCAGCCCATGCTCGGAGGCAATGAGACCGAGGGCGTTGTCGGAGGGTTCTATACCGGTGGACACGGCTCATTGGCTTCCGGCTTCCCGACAAGAAAGGGGCTGCATCCGTCCTCACATCCGAAAACCCTTGCAATGAAGATGGCGCGTGTCTATCTTCCGGAAATGGGTTCCGCTGATGCTGCGAACAATTATTTGCGTATCCAGCAGGAACTGTTGTTCGACCCCCGCTATAACCCGTTCTCGGATTCAGGCGACGGCAATGAATCAGGCAACCATGATTTCGTGAAGAACAATGCAGCGTTTGCTTTTGTCCCGGTCGCGATAGTCGTATATGATGAGGCGGGTACGGCTCTGTGCCATTACTCGAATGAGTGGCTTACCAAGAACGGACAGCCGGGAAACGGCTTCGTGTCCACCGCAGAGGATAAATACCTGTCGAAATGGGGCTGGAAGTCAGGCGAAGCTGAATGGGGCGAGGCGTGGCTTGCGTACTATGATCCTGACGATGTCCTGCAGGGGACAGGAGTCATGGGATGGCAGTGCAACCATCAGAGTGTCGGGAAGCCTTGGACGGACGGAAGCAAGAAAGTAAAGAACCGCAAGTACCGCTATGCCGACAAATATACAGGCGACACCAAGGACTTCTGGATGTTCGACTCGTTCAAGAAACTGCCGGACGGGCAGTTTATACCATACCCTCCGAAGGGCGGCTATCTGGAAGTCCGGATATACAACGGTGTGTGGGCGTTTGATGACGTGGACAGATTCTCTGTGGAAGCTGACGGATATTTCAAGGACAAAGGCGGCTATGACAAGATACGCTGGCAGCTGTACAAACTTCCGAAAGTGTCTGTGGTGAAGAGGACTTTGACGTTGGACGAGGACACAATGGATGATGTGGAGTACTCCGGTGTTTTGAATGCCGACGCGAAAGAGGATCTTGAGCTTGACACGATATGCGGCACCGCCGATGTCGTGTGCCCCACCGCCAAAGGCATCTATATGTCATCGGAGACAGGCGAACAGATACAGAAGCTTATGCGTGCCGGGAGGACTGACCATCCAGAACATCTGCTGATCGGGACTCTGTACAGCCAATATGCCGACAGGAGGACGACATTGTCCGGGGAGGTCTCCATTGACCCGAAGGGGCTGTCTTCCTATGTCGATGCGGCTCAGGGACAGGATGTCAAGTTCATCATGAGCGGCGAGGAAATCAACGTCAAGGAGGATGTCTCTGACGCGACATTCATAGAGATTCGCCCGGATGAATATGAAGGAAAGGAGGAATGACCATGGCAAAGGAATATATACAAAAAACAGTCAGCAGGGCGGCAAGACCGCGAAGCAGGAGGCTGAGGGAACTCGGTGGTACTACTTCAGGAACCGCAGTGTCCGTCATCCAGAATGGCGGTGCGAATTCCGTTGTCTCCGGAGACGGCCATACTCATAAGAACCTTCCGTATCTTGATCAGATAACCACTGACAATGACGGATATATCAGCCTTACCCATCCGAAGGAAAACGAGGAGGACGGTAGTGTAAGCACCGTCACGGAAAAGGCAAAAGCCGGGTACTCCGATGAATCTGGTCATTCCTTGGAGTCCGACCACTCAAAGGATTCTGAGAAGTGGTCCGGCAAGCTGTTCGGGGACTATGTTGACCAGCCGGTCAGGAAAAAGGACATCGTCGAGTTCGCCCGTGTCATTGCAGGAATTATCGGCTCCCCGGACTTCGTGCAGGGCATAGAGACTGGCTCTGGTTGGAAGATTGACTCTGACGGATCGGCTGAGATGTCATCCCTGACATTGAGGTCATTTCTCAAGGTCCCGCAACTCATATACAACAAGGTCCGCGTGACCGGTGGGGAGATGTGGAACACAGAGGGTGGAACCATCGCCAAGGTCACCGCTGATGTGGGAAGCGAAAGCGCCTATATCCTCACGATGCAGGTGGAGGACGGTGATGTTATAGAACTGGATGTCGATGACATCTGCAAGGGGCACTATAACAACAGCGGAGGGTTCGTGACATCATATTTCAGGGTTACCTCTGTGGATCAGGCGGCGAAGACCATGAGAATTGTGCTCGGTGCTGATGACGCAGTCCCCGGAGGAAAGAACGCAGCTCCGGTTCCATATATGAACATCGCCAGATATGGCAACTTCACGCAAACGGAAAGGCAGAGAAGCCAGTACTTCTCGTCCCAGGAGCAAAGGATCGCATTGCTTGACGGTGTTGACCAGTACATCATCCTGCCGTCACACTTCAAGCTGATTATTGGCTCTATCCCTGATTCCCTGATACCGAAGTCTCTGCCGCTGGGCAAACGTCCGTCGATATATCTGGATACGGTTCTGGCCAGGAACTTCATGCAGCTGGACGGGACAGGAACGTTTGTGAAGACTATCCGGGACAGAGGACTGTGGAGTGCAGCCGTTACTGATTACCTGTGCAATGATGAGTTCCAGGATGAAGTCTATCACAAGTCGTGCAAGTATCGATGCATCGTTGAAGGTACGCTCCAGGAGCCGCGTTACGATTCGTCCGACTGGCTGCTCGTAGCCGGCGACACGGCACTGGAACTGATAATCGACAGCACGGCAGGAGAGACCTTCCTGTACGGCTGTCTTGATACGACACTGATGGCAGTTGTCCGTCGTGGCGTGAATGACATAACGGATGAGATTCTTGATTCGGACTGGACATGGTCCAGGGATACGGGTGATGCTGCGGCAGATGGGGTGTGGAATGCCGACCACTCCGGATGCGGCAGGAGTGTGGACCTGACGCAGGAAGACCTTCCGGTTTCATCCGGGCGGTTCATCTGCAGGGCGTATGTCCGTGACGGCGCTGAAAGCGTGGAGGCGGAGGTTGTTTTTTGACATTTGAAAGGCATTTGAACAGTATATGAAAAAGACAAAAAGAATCGGGATCGTCTATGATCCTCTGAACATATCCACCACAATGGTCGTCCGTGGTGGAAGTCTCACACAGACGCATTGCGCCGAGACGGGTGAATACATTCCAGACAGAAGTCTCACACCGCTCGTGATCCGACCGGAGGTGTATGTCAATGACCCGAACGGCATAATGGCGAACGGGAAAGTGGCTCTGACAGGAATCCTCTGGTATGAGATACCTCAGGACATGGTAGGACAGATTACGGATTCATCCTACTTGACAGGGGAATTGTCCCGCTATCTGATCACGAACCAGACGGACGGCTATTCGGTGGCGCAGGACGGCACTTTGACCGTCACGAAGAACATTCCTTATCTGGAGCCGAAGGTGCTCGTGTTCACGGCATCGTATCCGGATACGAGGAGCGGCAAGATCTTGCGCATTCAGGCGACCTCTACTCTATCAACCGTCTCGCTGGCGGAAGCCGCATCGCTGTCTCTCGATAAACCGGCAAGTTTTGTATTCAACCCCATTACAGATGCAGGTGTCCGCACGATTAAGGCGACATTCCTGCTTGGCGGAAAGACCCCGGATTCAGGACAGTGCAAGGTCGCATACTGGTGGTATAAGACCGTTGACGGAAAGGAGACGATTATTGACCCTGATGAGGACTTGTTCTATGAGGCAGGCCAGAATGCAGACACATTGACAATCGATCCCCGTTATGTCAATGGACAGGTGCAAATATCCTGCAAGGTGGAATATGCGTTGTCAGGCGAGGCTCTGCCGTCATCTCCGACGGATAATTGCCTTAAAGATGAGACAACAGTGGTGAGGAGATATCCAGAATATGATTTCGAGCATTTTGTGCATGGCGGGGTGGAGGTCTCCCCGAATGCGGAGATGGTGAAGAATGAATGCGTGATCACGGTCGGAAGGACTGTCGTGGAAAATCCTTCAAGATTCTTCAGCATCAAGTGGTCCATAAAAAGGGCGGTATATGGAGCCGAATGGACTGACCTCGGTTATGGCGATAGCATCATGATTCCGGCAGAGGAATTCGCCAATGCTTCGGATGTGGCCCTTGAAGTGGATGAACTTGACCCTTTAGGGGCGTTTATAGATGGGGATACCATGATATGTGACAACAATGAGGTAATAACACTTTAAGATATGAGATATGTATATGCGAAGATTCCGGTCCGCAAGGCCGAGGATGCCGGAATCGCCGAATTCAGGCAGAAGACTCCGGATGGTGAATATGTCATCATCAATGAGAGCGACCTTCAGACTTATGGGAGTTCCGCTCCGTTTGAGAAAAAAGTCAAGTCGCTTGGAGGCAAGGTTCTTACGGCGGCTGAAGCAAAGGAAGAGTTGAACAGATAAAAGAAGATGAAATGAGTACAGTAAAAGGACAGACGACAATCAAATATGTCAGGCAGGGTGATTCCCTGACATGTACGTTGAGAAGCACGTTTCCGTTGAAGCAGTTCATTTCCAACGGAAACAACATAATCACGCCAAGTTTCGCGGCCAACAAGCCGTGTATATATCCGGTAGTAAGAAGCTCGCTGAAAGCAATGCGCATAGAGCCTGCAGCTACCGGTGTCGAATGGAAGTTCAACGGAACTGCCATCGTCTTTGATGCTTCTGGGCTTAGCAAAGCGATGGGAAGCATTCCTGCAGGTACCTTCAAGAGCGAAGTGAAGAAGGTTGACGGATTTACGCTGCCGACACTTACGATACTGAAGGAGATCGCATCGAGCGGCAACATTGACTCGGACACCATTGAATTCAAGGGGACCGTCAATACGGGATTCCAGTCAGTCGTGTCCGCGTCCATCGAGGTGGCCATCGAGCAGACTGACGGAGAGTCGTGCATGGGCTATATCACGATCAACAACGGCGGTGTTGTTGATGACGCCACATCACAGTTGAAGGCGACAGCTCATCTGATGATCGGCGGTGTCGAGAAGACAGATGGAGTGACCTACAAATGGTACAAGATGAAAGTCGTGAATGGCGTTGATGGCTGGGAGACGATGAACAAGAGTTCATCAAGCATTACCATCACGGCGTCGGACATCAATTCAAGCGAATTGTACAAATGTGAGATGAGTTATAACGGCAAGTCCTCAAGCGCAGTGATGGAAGTGAGCGATGAGACGGACATCCTGATCATCTATCCCAATCCGACCAATGCGGCCGGGGCTCAGGTTCCGGAAGAACTCAGCTCGGCCCAGACGTCCATCATCTATAGACCGAAGGTGTACAAGAGGACGACGGAGACAGAGGTGAAGGGCTTCACGTTCAATTACCTTGTTACGGATGCAGCAGGCGACTCTATCGCATCGCAGGACGGCGGGGATTCATTTACGGTTACCATTGATCACGCGGTCAAGGCTGGTGGTGACATGACTCTTATTATTTCGGCAGAATAATGTGTATCAGAAAGATGTTAAAGCATATAACACGAATAGCTTACAAGCAGCCACCGGAGAAGGGAGACAAAGGTGAGCGTGGGGCGCGGACGCGCCAGATTGTTTGGGCCGCCGGCATAGAGTTCTATAGCGGTGCGGATGGGGAGGCGTATGCTGATTTCGCCTATTACAATGGGCAGGTGTATCAGTGTACTAAACACCATATATCCAGTTCGAATGAGACTCCGTATGATTCGGTTGATAACAATACCGGATACTGGCGTCTTGTGCCGTCATTCGCGAATTTCTCCACGAAAGTCCTTCTGCTTGGTACAGGCAAGGAGGGTTGGATTATGGATGAGGGTGTTATCAAGCACACATCCGGGAAGATACAACTGATGGCGGACGGCAGCATCCGCGCGGCCGGGGGTGAGACCATTGTCAGCAAGGATGGACTTTTCACTACTAAAGGGGCTGCCATAGAGGACAGCACGCTGAAAGATGTAATCGTCTACGGCACGCTCCGCCAGCCTTTCGCACATTATAGCGGAGAGTGGGAATGGGATGGCGCAGATGAAAAATCAGAGGCTCAACTGCATGATAACCTTCAAATGGAGGGAGGTGGGTCCTTGATCATTGCGGCAGGAGGGTTCCCATGGGATTCTTCTCAGAACGGACGCCGTATAACAGTGATGACTCATCGGTACGACGGGGTGCTGTCATCCGGTGCGGTGTCCATTACTGCCCCAAATGGAAAATACTTCTTCCAGGACGGAGCAAAATATGGCGAGCTGGTACTGTCATCCCGTGAGTACGTAGAACTTCTCGGTATAGGGGAAGGCGCGACCTTTTATGGGTGGCTTATCACCAACCGTGGGAATATCGAAACTACAAAGTCCTATGGCCGTTCATTGAATGTCCTTGCGCATGGGACTGTCACGGGAAGGACCTCAAACGGGACATGCTCGATGAGCTACAAGACATTTGACGGGAGAACCCTGCAATGCCAAAGGACCGCCAACGGAAGGTACACTGTGTGGATCCCGACAAAGTGGAACCTGCAACCGAATGACTATCTGGTGATGTTGACCGGTGTCGGATATATTATGGATTCTAGCAGCAACAGTTCCCCAGTCAAGGCCACGTTGACCGCGAAGACCGCAAGTTATTTCATTGTGGACATCTCGGACGACGATTCCTGCAATAATGGCTCTTTCGAGTTCCAGATAATCAACATGAATGATTTCACTTACAATGGTGACATCAAGGACTGAAAAATACTAAATAACAACGCATATGAAAAAGAAAGAATTATCATCATTCAAGCAATTCGCCCAGGTCGATGCGGGTGATCTGCTTTTCGGGAAATCGTTGTCCGGAAACGAATATGGCTTTTTCCCTGCATCATTTCTTGGAGATGACGGATATGCCGCAGTCAGGTTCAATCTTGACCAGTCTTCTCCTGTTGGAGAACGTTGTGGTGATTTGAACTATGTGAAACGGCTTCCGTCCCTTCTTGGCCTTGGCTGTTATCTTGTGGGAAATGACCATTCAAGGAAGAAACTTGACCCGAACAACCACTATAAGTTTGCCACCGGTGAGGCGGCCAAGCTTGATGGCACAATGGGGCAATACCAGTGGGGCGTGCGGACACCGTTCTATGTGGCTGCATGGATGGAAGGCAGTTACCTTTATGAGGCCGCTTCCCTGAAACCGATTCCAGGCCGTGAATGTTATCGTGTGCCGGTTTTCTCAATCGCTGCCGGACATTCGGGCATCATTGACAGGACAAACAATATCTTGTGTTCGCTGATAAGTTCCGCTGAACAGTATCGTGGCGGTGGTGGTTCTGCCATCACATCCGGAAATGCGTCAGCCGAGAACCTGTCAATGCTTGGGTACGCGGCAACTGAAAAGGGAACCGCCACATTTGAGGAACTTGGTCGCAAACGCGGCGAGGGCTGGGGTGCTGGTTGGTATTGGATAGACACTGTCATCATGATACTTGCTGACATCATCCTCGGTACCAGAAACATCCAAACCTCATTCAGCGCATCAAAGGATGCCAATGGATTGTATCAGGGCGGTCTTGGTTATGGCGTGGCCTCGATGCCTGGTTGGGAAGCTTACAATGGTTATCACCCGGTGGTTCCGTATTCTGCCGGAGTCGAACTCGCGGACGCTCTTGGTGTCGCTTCCTATGCGGTGAAGAAGTCTGACGGAACCGTGGTCTATAATGCCCCGATTCCTTGTTTCTTCGGGCTGAAGAACCCATACGGTCATCTTTGGTGTGGCAAAAACAGGATTGTCGCGGTCATCAATGCTGACGGTTCATATTCATTCTATGTGGCGAAGTCTTCGTTGACAGAATGGAAGTATTCAGAGACGGCCAACATGATAAAGGTCGGGACGATCCTCCCGTCCACCCCTGAAACATGGAACTATGTCAAGCGCATCAATTTTCAGGGACTTGCGGGGATGCCATCAGAGGATGGTGCCACATCGGCGACATATAGGAGTGATGGATGTTATTTCAATAAAGCCGTTTCTGGTTTCCGGTCTCCGCTCG